ATTACCGGCCATAATGAAATAGGATTTTTATGAAAAGTTGCTGCGAAGAAACTTTTAAAGATGCATTAAGAGAAGTTTTAATATTAATCGATAATAAAAAAATAACAGATATTAATAATCTTATCAATACTCTTTTAAATGCTATAGAAATGTTAGAAAAAAAAAAGGAAAAAGAAAATGAGTGAGCTCACAAATTGGCCACAAGCCTTTACTATTGTTGGAGTAGTATTTTGCATTGCTATGATTTTCATAGTTTTGGCATGGAGATCTAATTAAGGAAACCTAAAATGAAAACTGAAATTCAAATCGATATAATTAGCGCCTTAAAAATTGCTCATGAAGTATTGCAGCATTTAAGTGAATTTGCATTAAAAGAATTACTAAAAAATGTGAAAAAAGAATTAGAGACGCGAGATTTTAATCATGAATAAATGGATAGATGTAAATAAAAAATTGCCTGAAAATTATACAGAAGTTTTATATTTTTCTGTTAATGATTCTGGTACAACAGAAATTATGACTGGTCATAGAGAGCATGCATATTGGACACATTGTTGTTCTTTTTACTCCACGAGAATTTTAAATGAAAATGTCAGGGTAACCCACTGGATGCCATTGCCATCAGCGCCGGAGAATAAATAATGAAAGAAATGACTAATTCACCTATTAATTGGACTCAATGGGCAGAAGATATGTGTAAATTAACAGATGATCTTGCAAAAGAGAATTTTAAAATAGGAACGCCAGAATATGAACTTCAGCAATCATTAATTATAAATGCCAAAAGATATAGAGCGTCGAAAGAGGGTAATAAATAAATGACTTGCACACAAAACACAGATCGAGAATGTCGAGAGGAAGATTGTTGTTTGACAAAGAAAACAAAGCTTATTCCGTTTGATTGGAATTTATATGTAGATGAGGCTTTAATTGTTTGCAGAAATCCAAATTATAAAGTAAAAAATATTATAAGATTGAATAGAGAAAAATTGGGAATTCAATTATTGATTACTTATTCCTATGACGGTTTTGATGATTATCATATAGTTCAAGAAAATGGGATATTTTCTGATGAAGTTAAAAATCATTATGATATTTTTATAAAAAAAGAATTAGAAGAGAAAACGTTTTATGTGAATATTTATTCTGGCGGTATAGAACCACATAGATATGAATCATTAGAAGATGCTCAGGAAACAGTGAGAAAAGATAATGATTTTTACCAAGGAACTCTCAAAGTCACCTACACAGAAGAGGATTTGATTAAATGACCTTTTCAAGAGTATGTGGAAAATGTGGCTGCGTTTTAAATAAAGAAAACACTGGCGGATTAAAATGGCTTCAACCGGCTTGTAACCGTTGTACGCATTCAAATCCTACTTGCACTCATAACTTTAAACTAAGATCTCAAATGAGTGTTTGCGTGTTGTGCGGATTTGATAAAAATTATAAACAGGATTTGATTAAATAATGCGTTAATTTTTGATCAATTTTGAAAGCTTACAAAAAATATTATTCTATTGCATGTTCCACGCCTACCAGTCATCAATTTATCAAAATATACACAGCTTTATCCACAGAAAATGTGGATAAATTTATTTAAAAAGTTATTGAATTTATTCATACATACATTTATATTACTCCTGTATTTATTAATTCGAGGATTGTTTATGACTGCTTTAAAAAAAGATTTAGATTATACAGATAAAACTAAAATTGCTTTGCTAGAGAAATCAATAGAACACATCAATGAAAGTTTAATTAAACTCGATAGAACCTTAGATCTTAAATTTTCTCTCATTGATAAAAGATTCGATTCTATAGATAAAAGATTTGAAGCGATGGATTCTAAAATGGAAAAAGGATTTTCAGAATGTCGCCAATTAAGTTGGGGTCATTTTCGTTGGATAATGGGCACCGTAATAATTTGTATTTTAGTACCATTAGTGAAAGGATTTACAGGTTAATGATCATTTCTATACTCAATCAAAAAGGCGGATCTGGAAAAACAACGCTTGCCGTCAATCTAGCTCGATATTTCACTCTTCTGAAAGAAAAAACTATTCTAATCGATTCTGACCCCCAAGGATCTGCTCGCGATTGGCATACTAATAGTGATGGTGAATTACTCGAAGTTATTGGGCTTGATCGGCCTACAATAGATAAAGATATTAACAAGTTCAAAATGCTTTACGATTGGATTATTGTTGATGGTGCTCCTCAGTTATCTAATATGGCCGTTAAAACAGTCATGTGCAGCGATGTAGTCCTTATCCCAGTACAACCCTCCCCTTATGACATATGGGCCTCCAACGACATTGTAGAGCTTGTTAAAGCGAGACAAGATATTACAGATGGAAAACTAAAAGCTGCATTTGTGATTAGTAGACAGATTACTAATACGAATATTGGTAAAGAAATAAGATCTATTTTAGAACAATATCAATTGCCTATTTTTAAGTCTGGAACTTTTCAGCGTGTTGCTTATGCAACGACAGCTAATGGAAGTACTATTTTTGATGGCACAGAATTTTCAGGCGACGCATTAGCCGTTAAAGAAATTTATAACATTTCTAAAGAATTAGAGGCGTTCATCCATGAATAAAATTAAAGTAAAAAATTCAACAAATACGAAGAAAAAAACCGAATTATTAGATAAAATAAAGAACAATGAATTGACTGTTAAATTCACGATGAACATGCCTGTTAATCTTCATCAAGAATTAAAAATATTGGCGGCTAAACAACGAATTAACATGGTAGATATTCTTTTACCGATATTAAATGCATATATACAGAAAAATGCATAACTGTGCAACGGGAGATATTCTTATGAATAAAATTAATGATTTCACAGACTTACAAAAATATGATCCAAGAGAAGATATTGGATATACCAAGACTCCGCGCATTCCTTGGTCTCATGAAGTCATGAGAAACTTTAGCAAACCTTCTCCACCGGAGTCGCCATTAAAGCTTGCTTGGTTAGCGCAGAAAGAAAGAGAGAGAAATCAAAAACCTTAAGGAAATATTAAGATATAGATTGTTATTATTATATAAATTAGGTATTAAAATGAAAACAAAGGTTGAATGGGAAAATTTGCAAGAAGTCAATTTAGGAAAAGCTTTTTCAGGAACTTCAAGATTACAAGTAATTGGTGGATGGATTGTAAAGCATGTATCCGGATTGTCACAAAGTAATGGGTTATCCATAGGAGAGTCAATGGTATTTGTTTCAGATCCAGAACATAAATGGGAAGTGGAAAAACAAAATGAAAATGAGCATGGTTCATACGACTTTTGATACACTTGCATTTGCTAATAGACTAAAGAACGCGGGGGCTGATGCAAAGCTAGCTGAAGAACATTCAGAGGCTATGGCTGAGATTCTAGGAGGATTAATGGAAAATCAACTAGCTACAAAGAGGGATCTTATCAACCTAGAAATAAAACTAAGCTCTCTCTATCTAAGGATAACAGCTGGAAGCGTTACTTTATTGATAGCTTTGCAAACGTTGTTACATTTTGTATGAGGTAAAATGGATATTTTCGTGAAGGTCTTAACGTGTATTATGGTATGGTCTTTGATATTAATTTCTATAGATGAATTACAGAAAATGGATGATTTAATAACCGTAGCTGATCAAATAAATGACCGTATATCACAAATTCAAGGCCAACCCGACTAAGGTCGATAATATTAAGTTTTCAAGCAAACTTGAGGCTAAATATTATGAACAGCTCAAATTGCGCCAAAAATCTGGTGAGGTGCTGTTTTTCTTAAGACAGGTACCCATGGCTATACCAGGAAATAAAAAGTACGTGGTAGACTTCCTAGAGTTTCACAGTAATGGTGAAGTGGTGTTCACGGAAGTGAAAGGAATGAGAATTCCCCTAGGTGAGTTAAAAATATCGTTAGTCGAAGATTTATACCCAATTAAAATTAATGTTGTGAGTAAGGTTTAATTCCAAATAATCCCTTTACCTTCGCACACACTACAAATTGATTTCCAATAAATAGTATTACCAGCTTCACACTCAATACCGTCAATAGTTATTTTTGCATCAACATTTTTTAGCTCTGGTTTATTAAACTTACTTCCCTCACAAACAGGGCATCGATGTGGCGTTTTTTTTTCTTTGTAGTAAAAACTAGCAATTTCAGCGATTTTATCGACTAGTTCTAATGCAGTCTTTTCTATATCTTTAACTCTAGATTCAAACTTTAATATCGTTGCATGAAGATTAGCACCGTCTAATACGATAAGTTTCATTTTTTCTATATCAAGCAATGATTCTAATTCATCTACCCTTCGAGATGTCTTGCGGTTTTCGTCGATTTGATAGGTTTTATGTTCTTCTAATTTTATAATTCTTCTTTCTAAATCTAAATTAGCGTCATTATAAGCAGTATCAATACATGCTATCGTATCTTGGCGCATTTTGTTTTCGGATTCTAATTTCTCTATTCTCTGTAGCAGCTCCCTCAAAACTTCGTATCTAACCAAATTTACTTTTGCTGTTTCTGATTCCTTGATTCTTTCTTCCAAATCCTGAATCTTCTTTACCATGGGTGATACTGGAGTTTCAGTAGCAGGAGAGAAAAAAGGTATCTGAGATTTACAGTTACAACAATTTTCTATCCTATATCCGCCAATTTTATGACAGGAACAAAGACAAGGATCAGTATTTATTGGATGGCATCCGCTCATTTTACAATACTCCATTGCTCACAATCTTTTTTCTCTAAAATTTGATCTGCCATTAGATTATTAAACTCTTCTCTAGATAAAGTATATTTTGGTTTTTCCCAATAAATAGAATAACCATGATTAAACGTAGTAAATTCACCGCCATATTTAATCATTAGATAATCTCTATCTTTTTGCATGGGTGTCGGCTCAATATAGTGATTAACATTGTATGAAAGTATGTAATTTGCATCTAAGCTCATTTAGTAACCTTAATTAATTTTTGTGAACTCTATCATAATCCGGATTTCCTGGCTCCCAAAACTTTGCGGTTTGCTTTGGCTCTTGAATTTTGTTCGAAGAACGGTTTTTCTCATTAGTATAATTATTAGAATCTTTAGTTAGATGTAGGACACTATGTCCTAGGTTTTGAGATTTTAAATGCATATTTGTCCTAGGGGGTAGGACATTTTGTCCTAGGTTGTTTAATATATTTCCAGTTAAGTATTTATACATTTGGCCGTTGTCTATTTTGTTTACTTCAATAATTTTTATATTAATTAATCTGGGAATTCTTCTCCGAATTGTTCGAGATGTGGAACCGATATAATTTGCAATTTGATTATGTGATATTTTAATTTCAAATTTTCCAGATTTAGAAAAATTCATATCTATGCAATCGCATAAATAACGAATAATTTCTCTATCAACGGAATTTAATTTGTATTTTAGAGATTCTTTTGAATTCAAAAAAATGGATGCTAGAAAAGAAGCTTTATGTTTGATATTATTTGTTTGTTGCATTTACTACCTCTAATGTAGTTTTACTGCGACATGGATTTTGCCCATCGAAGTACCACCTTCTATGGGCACACGGATTTTAGCATCACAGTTTTTTTATCTCTATAATTATGTAGTTTTGTTTTTTAAATTAATATATTATCCAACCGACATCCTTGTACCGGAATTTAAGCTCCCGCTTTGTACTCATAGTACATCTGCTTCCCAAAGTGGGGGCTTAATGACGGAAAAATCCTTTCTTTTCAAATATAAAAACTACGTGTAGTATTATTTGCAATTTATGCTAAAAGGATTTAACGCATGTCTGCATTTTCGTTTGCTGTAGATTATATGTTACGTAATGAAGGTGGATTAATAGACAACGAGCACGATACGGGTGGCATAACAAATTTTGGTATATCCTTACGTTTTTACAAAACTATCTATCCTGATGCAATCCCTGACGATATCCGAAACTTATCATTAGATCAGGCAAAAGAATTTTACCGAAAAATATTCTGGGATGATTCTCGTTGGAAAGAGATTAATTGCCAGGTAACCGCTAATCTCGTTTTTGACATGCACGTTAACATGGGTATGGCAGCCGCCACGAAGATATTACAGAGAGCCCTATGCTCGGTAGTGGGTAATATTCATTATTGCCTTGATGACGGTATTTTTGCGGATAATACCCTAGCTATAGTTAATCATATACAAGAAATTGATTTTCTTGTTATAGCACTTAGAAGTGAAAGAGCGGGGTATTACCGAGAGATCGTTGTTAAAGATCCCTCTCAGAAGATTTTTTTAGACGGATGGCTTAACAGGGCTTATGGGATGTAATTTAGCCATCTTTTTTATACAAGTCAGCTGCATCAATCATTTCATCAATAAAGAAATTTGCAATGTCTTCACTTTCAAAAAAACCTTCTTCACGAGCATGTGCAATGACCATTTCTAAGCATGATTCAAAGCCTTCCCAAAACTTAAAGTCGCAAGAACTGCATTCTTTTTCATTATTCATCTAATTTTCTAAGCCTCAAATTCCATTTTTCAATCGCAATTTCAGGGTGATCATATAAATCAGTTCGACAAAAACAACTTGAGCATTCCACTTTGTACTTTAAATATTCATTAGTTTCTATGCTTGTCGTGCATTCGGCAATATCACCACAAAAAGGGCAGCTTTTTATTACTTTTTTAATCACTTATTTTATTTCCTTAATAATCCAACAATATTTCAATGAAATTTTTCCTGTTGAATTAATAAGATAAAAATAATTATTTTTTTTATCATTGATCAATTTGCCAATCATAGAATAATAATTTTTTTTATTTTCTAATAATTCAATACGCTCACTGTCTAAAATTAGAGCAGGTAAAATTACAAATTCAAATTCTTTTTTAACTAATTGTTTTTTTATAGTTGCAATAATTGCTGGTATACCAGACAAATCTTTTAAATGTTGGCTTATTGATGAATATAAAGCTATATTGATCCAATTTAACGGATGAGTTTCGCGTTCCTTTTCATCAACAAAATTTTTACACCATCCATAAAAATCATCGATACTCTTATCGTTACCTATCTCAAATTTTAAGCTTCCTTTTCTCATTTCTTTTAAGATTTGATCTTTAGTATGGCTTCTTCCATTTTGATTTAATAAAGTAAAAACTTCTGAAAAATTCAATAGTTTATTTTCTTTAGTTGTCATTAGTTCATTTTACCAGTATTTGATTTTTTATTGTCTTCATATATTTTTTCATGGGATGTTATAAATTCGTTAATTTCTTTTTTAAATTTTTCATTTGTTTCTAGAAACACTTCATGTCCTAAATACGACATTAAAATAATTCTTTTAATTTGACACATTAAATGATCAATTCTTGCTATCAATCCAATGTAACTTTCATTGCTTGTATTCATAGCTAAATGATAATCTGCATCTAAATTGCAAAATTGTACAGCTCCTAATGTTTCTATATTTACTAGTGCTTTCGTTTCTATTTCTTTTTTTATCATGTTAATATGTTCCATTAATACGTGTATTCCATAATGAAATCGTTTTTTCTTTAGTTAGTTCCATATGAGAAGAGCTTCCACATTTTTCGCATTCAACATAGTAACCATGTCTATTGTCACCCCATTCTCCGACACCGATAGTACATTTATCTGATCCACAAAATGGACATAATTTTAGTTCTTTTTCTAACATGATTCTTCTTCCTTAGGTTCATAATAATCAGATCGTCTTTCATAACATTTATCGCAGATGTCATCAAGTTCAAAGCATTCTCGACAGCATAGGTTCATATTAATTTAGCCAAATGTAATATAATTCCGCCAAATAGCGTTATGACGGTTCCTAATACCCAATAGAAATGCGCGTCTATTTTCGACTCAATTTTATCGAATCTTTTATCTATATTTTCTGCTATTTTTTCTAGCAGTCTTATGCGTACTTCGTGGTCTACTATTGTTTCGTTCATTATTTTTTCCCTTTATACATAAATTAGTACACCTATTAATAAGCCTGCTATAAATAATAAGCTCCAAACTATAGTGAATGTGACAAAAATTTCTATAAGATTTTGCATATTTTTTTGTCCTTGCAAGTTAAACACTTCCTCGCATGCGATAAAGCACTACATTTAGGACATCTATAATACATTTTTGTTTTCTCCTAGTTTAATTTCATGTATAATCAAAATTGTTTTTGTATTTAGTGTTTACAAAGATACAACTAATTAGAAAAAGTGTCAACAAATTTATATCTTATTTTCCCAATGTGCATTAAAACTTCGAAAATCGTTAAAATATGGTATGGTATAGTGTATAAAATGAACTAAGGGTTCGGAAATTGGTTATAATTTACTCATAAAAGGCGAATATGGCTAAATATAAATGCACTGATGGAGGCTATCAGCCGAATGAACACCGCCCTACTATTAAAACAAAATCAAAGGTTGAGGGCTTTGTATGTGCTGGATTTAATCAACAACAGATAGCAACTTACTTAGATATCAGCGTTGATACTCTATATAAACACTATAAAAAAGAACTCACCGAAACTCATATGAATAAAACTATGACATTATCCAATGCTGTTTTTAAAGATGCCCTTAGTGGAGATAAACAACAAAGAGAATTTTGGCTTAGAACACAGGGAAAATGGGCAAACGCTAAGCCACGCGAAGAAAAAGAACGTGACGAAAAGATATTAACATTACTTGAACAATTGGCACAAAAGCTATGACAGAACAAGAAAAAGAAGCCTATCTTGCCAAAAAAGGTTGGCAGAAAGTCAACATGATTCACTATACTCATAAAGATTGTGGATTTAGATGCACACTTGATATGGCAGTGTTAGTTCAGAAAAAAAATGATAATGAAGATAAATAACGTTCTACATGGAACATAACGAATGGATTCTAGTCTAAAAGAAAAACTATTAGACCTCACCAAATTCGCTCCAGCTTTTTTTACGATTAGGACAAAAGCCGGAACTCCGACTAAGTTCACGCTCAATAAAGCACAGCTATTTGTCCATGATAGACTCCAAACACAACTGAGAGAAACCGGAAAAGTTAGAGCTATTTTATTGAAAGGCCGACAACAGGGCATGTCTACACTGATACAGGCACGATATTTACATAGGGTTATAACAACACGAGGAAAGAAAGCGTTTATTCTTACGCATGAAGCGGAAGCTACCAAAAATCTATTTGAGATGACAAAGAGGTATTATGACAACTTGCCAGAAGGATTGTGCCCCAAAGCGGATAAATCAAGCGCTAAAGAATTGCGTTTTAGTCATTTTGATTCTGGTTATAGTGTGGGAACTGCTGGCAATAAAGGCACTGGAAGAAGTCAAACAATACAACTCTTTCATGGCAGCGAGTGCGCATTCTGGGAACATACAGACGATCATGCTACCGGCGTCTTGCAAGCTATATCGAGTGAAGCTGAAACCGAAATAATTCTTGAATCTACAGCTAATGGTATTGGAAATTTCTTTCATAAGATGTGGTGTAGTGCATCAAGTGGATCAAGTGATTATCAAGCGATATTTGTGCCTTGGTACTGGCAAGATGAGTATAAAGCGAGAACACATAACTTTAAACTCACAGATGAAGAAGAGGAAATTTACGCTTTATACTATCAAGACGGTTTAACAATCGATCATATGGAATGGCGCAGAGTTAAGATATCAAGTCTTTCAGGAGACGAAGAAGCTGGGCTTGAGCTATTCAAACAAGAATACCCAATGACGGCTGAAGAAGCCTTCAGAAACCCGATAGACAATGTTTTTATTAATGCTAAGCATGTAATGAAAGCAAGAAAGACTATAGTTGAAAGCGAAACTAATTTAATCATTGGTGTTGACCCAGCTATAGGAAATAATGATAGAACTTGTATTATTCGGAGAAAAGGCCGTCTTGCGTACAAAATGGAAAGTTTCCGAAATCATAATACTATGGAAATATGTGGTCGATTGGTTCAGATCATTAAGACCGAACAACCTGCTAAAATTTATGTTGATTGTATTGGTATTGGAGCTGGCATTGTTGATCGTATGCGTGAACTTGGATATGAACAGGTTGAAGGCGTTAACGTTGCGAGAATGCCAAATCTAAAAGATAAGTTTAGAAATCTTCGTGCGGAGCTTTATTGGGAGTTGAGGGAATGGCTTTGCCAGGAAATGCCTGTGCAAATCCCAGACAGTGACGAGCTTCACGGTGATTTATGTGGGATGGGTTTTAAATATACGTCAAATGGATTGTTACAGATAGAGGGTAAGGATCAAATGAAGGCTCGTGGTATGCCTTCACCTGATACCGCAGACGCACTGATGCTAACATTTTATGCAGGAACATACGAATCGTCATTAAATTTAACACCTCCAAGAATGCCTTTAGCACGTCCAGGATTCTTTGTATAGTAAATTGTTATTTTTTTATGCATAATGGCACGATGCTATTATAACGAAAAGGATTTTTCCGATATGGCTGAAAAAGATTCGGTTAAAGCTCAAAAAATGCGTGAAGATGTTCGACGATGGGATGATGCAAATAAGAGGAATAATGCGCATTACCATGAAATGACTAATTTCATTATGGGTCAGCAATGGGAAGATCAAGAAGCAAAGCTATTTGAAGATTATAAGAAAATGCCATTGACGGCTAATAAGCTTGCTCCGATGATGAACCATATGCTTGGTGAACAAAGGCAAAATACGCCAAATTTACAGATAGAACCCGCAGAAGATGTCGAAGAACAAGCAGCGGAAGTCAGAGAAGCATTAATCAAAGAAATCACATTCAGTTCTGATGCAACGGCCATATATCAAACAGCCTTCGAGCAAGCAGTCATAGGTGGATTTGGAGCTTATTGTATTGTACCAGAGTATGATGGTAACGACTCTTTTGATCAATTACCTCGTCTTATGGCATTTAAAGATCCAACAAAGTGTTTCTGGGATTTAGGAGCTGAACACTATTGTAAAGTCGATGGGATGTATTCTGGATTTCGTACCACAATGTCACGTAGAAAATTTAGATCTATATGGGGAAAAGAAGTTGAACGCGATATAGGGGATAGTTCAACAGACGTAACGGATACAGACAACATCACTACTACATTCAGTGATGAACAGAGTATAACTGTTATAAATATGTTTGAGAGACAATCTAAAAAATCAGTTCTTTATCAATTATCGAATGGCGAAAGTATTTCTAAAGCAGATCTTAAAAAACTAGAAAAAGTAAAAATGGGAAATACCAAGTTTTATATTTTTGATGGCGAACCTGTTACCGTGGTCAAAGAAAGAGATATTACAGATGATACAATTATTTGGTCAAAATGGGGTGGAGATTATAGATTAGAAGAAACGACCTTCCCTACGAAAATTATGCTCCCTATGATTTATGTAGATCAAAAGTCATATTGGGACAAAAATGGAAAACAAGTCAATCGATCATTTTTCAAAGATGCTAAAGACACACAACGATTCATCAACTATTTGCGTACACAAATTGCATATCTCATTAAAGTTAGTAGATACGATCAATTCCTAGTTTCCAAGAAAAACGTAGCGGGTGCTGATACGCAAGCCATGTGGAGAGATCCTTCCACGCAGCAAGGCGGTTTATGGTATGACGAATCACCCAATGGTAATGTACCAATTCAATTAAGACCGCCTGAATTATCAGCATCACTCGGAATGCAATACGAATCAGCAACACAAGATCTACAAATGACAACTGGTATGTACGATACAATGATGGGGAATCAAGGAAATGAAATTTCAGGAGATGCCGTTGATTCGCGTATTAAAGCGGGTAGCCTTAATACTTTTTTACCTCGCTCTAGTCTCGATCGCGCTATCACCTGTGGTGGCGCTATTATTAATGAAATGATTCCAAATCTATTTGATACGCAACGAAAGATGAAACTTAACCTTAAGAGTCGAGGAAATGCTAGCGTTGAACTAAATAAGCCAATGGATGACTATGGAATGCAAGTTCAAAACGATATGACAAAGGGTAAGTTCAAGATACGACTTATTGCGGGTCAAAGTTATGAAGGACAGAAAACAGAGGATCGTGAGAGCATGGATTTAGTCTTGAGCAAAAATCCTGGAATGTTTAGTTTGATTGCAGATCTATATGTTGAATCACTGCCGATGAGTAATAACATTGAAATGCGTAATAGATTACGTACTGTTGTACCGCCAGAGATTATTCAAGCTGGAAAAACAGGCGAGCCTATACCGCCTAAAACACCTCAGCAAGATCCTATGGTAGTGCTCAAACAGCAAGAATTACAAATGAAAATGCAAAATAGCATGATGGAACATCAAGCGAAAGCCCATGAATTACAATTACAAGAACAAAAAATGATGATGGAATCTCATCAAGCTGGCGTTGATTTCACAAAAGAAATACAAAAAATTCAAATACAACAGAAGGAAATTGAAGCACAAATAGTTGATCAGAAAATGAGATTTGAAGCTGAAATGGCAAACATAATGCATCAAGCACATATGAATCATACGCAAAATGTTGTGAAGATTTTAACTCATCAACCTAATCATTTTAAAGTAAAGGAAGGAAAATCGAATGGAAGTGAAAGTGCAGAGCAATAAAGTTCATGTCAATAAAATAGATGATATTTTAGTTGGTGTTACACCAAAGACGCCAGAGTTTGCAGAAGAACAAAAGGCAATCGATTCAGAGGAACCCGAACAAGAATCTCAAGAATTAGAAGCGACAGAACCTGAACAAGAAGAGGTGAAAGAACCAGAAAAAGAAAAAGAATCTAAAAAAGAAATTGAGGAAAAGGAATCTAAAGAAGAAGATCATCTAGATGAATATGGTAACGAAATAGAAAAACCACGTCTTTATACAGATGAAGATGTTCAAAGAATGATTAAAGAGAGATTACAACGTGGTCAATCTCAAATACAGCCTGAAATTCAGCAAGCTGCTGATAACTTCCAAGCTGACCCTAACAATCCAGAAGATTGGGAAGTACAGCTAGAAAAGTTCATAGAAAAAACAACTCATAAACTAGAGAAAAAAAAACAAACTAAAGCATGGCAAGAGCAAGAGCTTCAGAAGCAGCAAGATTTTGAAGTTAAGTTTACGCATGGCATGAATAAGTATCGAGACTTTAAGGAAACAGTCGGACAAATGCCCATTACTGATTCAATCATGATGGCAACGAGAGATATGAATGATCCAGCTGCTTTTTTATATGCCGCATCAAAATTGCATCCAGAAGAAGTTAAAAGAATTGCAAGTCTGACAGATGCTTTCGCTCAAGCTAGAGAAATTGGAAAGCTTGATGAAAGAATGAGAAAGACGCGTGCAATTTCAAAAGCACCGGCGCCTTTAGCTCAAAACAAAGGCGATATGTCACCTAAATATGTACCGAAACAGAGTATAGATCAAAAGATTGCAAGTCATGCTAAGGCTAAGAATAGACGATGAAAATTTTAATAGAATATAATACCCACGATGATATATATATTATTAAATTCATATATGCAGGAATAGTATTTTACGCACCGTTAGAACAGCAAGGTGATATGAGTTTATCTGCTGAGTTGCTAGAAAAACCAATTGCTGATTTAATGAATTTATGTATTCAAGAACTTAAAGATATTAAGCAACAGAAATTGGCAAAACATCAAGCTGAAGAAGGTAGCATAAAATTTTATGGAGTTGATTATTCATGAAAAAACACAATCGTTACTCTGAAGCTCGCGGCCCCGAAAATCTTGGAGACAAGATGGATAAGGATATGATAAAGAAATATGGAAAGGATAAAGAAATTCCACCTTTCATCAACGCCAAGGAGGGCAGAGATGAATATGGTAAGGAACAATCTATTTCTTACGGAAACTCTGGAGAAGGCTATGACCAGGAATAAAAATGATTTAGCCTATACTGAGTTACGATCTCGTCCTGCTAGCTCTGTAATGCAGTCTAAGGCGGGAGTTTCATCGAGTGATAGTAAAGCAGTACAAGATCATTTGGACGAACAAGGTCGGATCGCTGACAGCGACCATGGACGATTTTATTTAGAGAATGCAACGGCTACACAGTTTTAAGGAGCTAATATGCCAATACCAGGCGATAATGGAAACCCCAGAGCAGAGCGAGATGCTCAAAATAAGCGTATTACAATTGAAGCAGAGCGCGGCGCTTTGGTTCAAAAAGAAGTCAACTTTAATCCTCCAGCCCCTCCCGAAAAGAATGTATTTGGAGTAATGCATAAATGACCCCAAAAAACAGCAATACAGACGCGTCATACGAAGATATGGTTAAGGGTAAGCCTGAGATATGGGAACAGAGCGAAGTCGCCACCTGGAACCCTCCAGCTCAAAATGAATTTGAGAAGGCGAAATGGAATTCTAATGGCTATGATCAGATAGGTGCGAAATAGTCAGGATGAAATAATCGTAATCAGGTGATTTCCCAGATCTGGTAAATCTGGGAGGTCTCGTTTTGTACAGAAAATTTAATGTCAGGCAAATTATATCGTGTTGTACCGATAAATCAACAGATTGATTTGCCTGCAAGGAAAATATCATGTCATTTGAGCTCAATTTAGCCATCATCCCCAATCGTATTTATTATCTGGAAGGCGTTCAATTATCTTACATTAAAATTTATGTCCATATTTTTAATCTTTGGCATAGCAATAAGCCTTGTTTTATTGGGATTAAAGAATTTATGCAAAGAACTGGTTTAAAGAAAACAGCAGTTTATGACGCTCTTAACTTTTTTGAAAAAATGGGAGAAATAAAAAGGGTCACAAAAGGAAATAAAAGATACATTTTGCAACCTGTTAAAGCAATTGAAACTGAAATTGAGGATGTAGATGAGCTACCGGAATCGAGATCAAATAATAATCATGTTTCCGTTGTAGCGGAAAAGGTTTCCGCGATAGCGGAAAATCTTTCCGCCAACGCGGAACATAATAATAAATATAATAATAAATATAATAAAAGCTTTTGCGCTTCGCCTGAAAAGACAAAAAACGAACAGCAAAAGCGGGAGAATGAGAGAAAGCACAGTTTTGCAGAAAAGAAGCCTCCACTGGCAAGTGTTGAAAATCAAACTACATCCTATGATCCCAATAGAGCAGGGTCTGCTCTAAAAGCAAGCATTCACCTAGAGGATTATATTAAACGGCAGCATCATTGATGGGATTTGAGATAGTCGATTGCGGATTGCAAAAGTTCTATCGATTCATAGAAACCGCCTATTCCAGTATTACACCTATGGCATAGTAAACCTCTAATCTTTTTGGTGACGTGACAATGATCTATAGCAAGATTCTTTGTTCCTTGTTTTGAATGTGGCGAGACCATTGATTCGGGTTTATTGCATATTTTACATAAATAATTTTGACTTATTAGCATATTTTTATAATCTTTTATTGAGACTTTTATATAATTTCCTGGTTTTCCAAGATGGATATAGTTTCTAACTTGTTTATATCCTATAGGTCTGTTATCTCGTGCCTTTTCATATCTAATTGAATTACAATATCTGCATTGTGACCAGTTTCTATTTTTTACTTTGTAAACTTCATGTTTTTTTAATTCGCCGTGAATATTACAAATTTTAACAATTCCTTCAGACATTTTTTTCTTTTCTGGTAATTCTGTGGATTTATGACGAGACATTCTTACACGATGCATTATACAGAGACTTGATCTTTGTTTTTCATCTCTGGGATTATTACAACTTTCGACTCTACATGTTCCACCATATCTTTTTCTATTCGGTTTATCATAACTACCATAAACTTTCATACGCCAATTATGTGCTTGGCAGATATTTCCTGACCGAACTAAATTAATACAGTCATTTATTGTACATTTATCGCCTTTTGCCATTAGTATCTCCTCTTGTTTTTTGTAAAAATTAAAAGCATAATTTATTCAAGCGTGTAGATAAGACAGTTCCGCTTCTGTCAAAAGAGCGCGAAAGCGTCCTCCGCTCGGACAATGTAAAAAGAACGCCATAACTGGCATTAATTTATATCATTGTACGATGAGGGTATCTACATGTCAACAAATATATTTGAGGTTACGAGTTATGTGCTCGACGAAACCTTTATTCGATTCATCAATTACCTCAATTTCGCAAAAGTTGCAAATCGCAACCTCGAAGGCGATTTTAAATCACTTAAATACGCAACAGGCCAAACAATTAACTATCGTTTAGAAGAAAGATATCTAGGCGGAGAAGGTGCGACAGCAACTTCAGAAGCGCGAGTGCAGGTCATTCGTCCTTTAACGATTAGTAAACAATTCCATACAATGGTTGAGTTTACAGGCTTTGAATTAACATTCGATCGTGCACGTGACCAACCCTATTTAGACATGATGCTTAATCCACGAGCTAAAACATTGGCTAATAAGGTTGAGAAATTCATCGCAAGTGACACATTTCAAAAGCAAGTTTATCAATACGTTGGAACTCCTGGTGTTGCTATTAGTTTTGCTACAGTAACCGAAGCAGACGCTTATATGACGGCTTTAGGCATACCTGAAGACGGTAACCGATATTTTGCTAACGATCCTTTCGTATCAGCGGGATTGTCAGTAGCTCTGCAAAACGTATTTAACATGACTGTTAACCGTGGCGCATTGCTGGATGGTTTTATCGGCCACTTATCAGGCTTTGATTTCTTCAAAACTAACTTCTTAAATCGACAAATTGCTGGCACCCCTGGTGCGACTGGTGGAACACCTCCAACAGGCTTTGTTGCTGCTGGTATCATCACGAACGGCCCGGTTACAGGCGGAAATAGTTTTGTTTTATCTGGGTTGTCTACCTCAACAGGCCAAGTATTATTTAATGTTGGCGATCTAGTAACTCTCGATGTAGCCGCTGAAGTATATATGATTAATCCATTAACATATGAACCCATGTATAACAAAACAGCTCAATTTGTTGTTGCTGCACAGTTAATTTCAGATGGTTCTGGTACGCAAACATTAACTGTTAATCCAACAATTGTAGTTAGTGGTGCACGTCAAAATATTTCAGCTGCTATCCCTGATAATACACAATTGTATTTAGCCACTAGCCATAACGTATCAATTGCTTATCACAATCAAGCGGTTGTGTTTGCAGCTCCTCCAATCAAGGAATTGAAGGGTGGTGTTGAAGTTATTACCACATACAGTGATTTGTACAAAATGGCAATGACTTACACATTGGGCGCTGATATCCGAAATTACATTCAATTAGATCGTTTGGATGTTATTTGCGGTGACGCAATCAATCCGGAATTTGCCGTAATCGTAATGTCCTAATAAGACATTACGATGTACCCACTAATTAAAAAGGAGTTTTAATCATGGCTATAACTAGTATTTTACGCGATTGGGCAGATGGGGTAAGCATCGTTCGAATCGTATCAACGAACACATTAGCGGAAGTCGGAACAACAGGATACCTAACAGCGCAACTGGCAAACATCGAAGCATTAAACAACGGGCCATTTGAATGGGTTGTTAGTGATATGGTTTTAGTTTATGCAAGTAATGGTTGGGGATTTTTCCAAATTGATCCAGGATTTGCATCTTTAATTCCGTTCGTATTTGGTGGTTCAGTTGTTGGTGCGCCAGTCACAGTCGGTGATTTTGCAGTATTCCAGTCAACAAGCGGTAATCTTGAAGATCTTGGATATCTTCCTTCTGATGCTGCTAAAACCCGTGTTGTTATGGCGGGCAGTGCGGTTGTTGCGAATCATATTGCATTGTTTCAAGATACAACCGGAACAATTGATGATACTGCGGCGACTGCTATCAATAATGGCAGTATTCAAGCTGGATTATCGGGAACTGCTGGTACATTAATTTCATATCCCGCTGTTGCAGCTAACGGTCATATGATTATGGCAGCGGTTGGCAATGCTGGAAATTTTAACGCTACAATTAGTTCAATTTCTTCTCTTGGGCAGTCATCTGTTTATACTATTCCAGATCCAGGTGTTGCAACAACTTCATTCTTGCTTGCAGATAGCGCAGGAACACAAAGCATTGCAACAGGAAGTTTATCTTTGGCACTCGGTAGTTTGTCAGCGTTACAAGGTAATCTCCAAGCGGGTTCAAGTGGTCATGCAGGAACAGTGTCTTCTTTTCCAGGCACAGCCGCAAATGGCAGTATTAAATTAGCTGCAATCAATAATTCATCTAATAAGATTCTATCTATTAGCAATGCGGGCACATTAGGTCAAGATACGGTTCTCAATGTCTCTGACGCAGGTTTGGCAAATACTTATGTTGATCAATCACAAAGCGGCGCGACATCCCTTACTAATAAAGTATTTGTTAAAACAATTACAGCAACGGCGGCTGCATTAGCAACATCAGGTCATGTGGAAGTTATGGCAGCCCCTTCTGGTACTTCTCAGTTTAAAATCATGAATATCCGAGTTATGTATGCAGCAGCTGGTCTGAGTGGTGGTGGTGGCGATAGGTTACTGACTTTAACTGACGGAACAATTGTATTTAACCAAGCGGGTATTACTGCGGCTTTACTTGGTACACCAATCTGGACGTTATGGGGTGGAACTGGTAATCCAATACCAGCAACTGTTTCTACTATTTCAACAGCTGGTGCGGCCATCTACTTGGTCTATTCGGGTGGTGCTGCTGATTACACGACCGGTCAGATTGTAATCGAAGTAGAATTGGCTCAAGTAACTGCATAATCAATGAATTTTAAGGAGATATGAAAATGGCTGAATATGATGATGTAGACGGCGTTAAAGGCCAAGTAGAAAACGATCCCTACTGTATGGATAGATCTTGGCAGTCCCGCAATGTGAAAGAAATGAACATGGCGAGTGGCTATCATAATATGGCTGATTTGGCTAATGCTTCTACCCCTCCAACACAAATGAAGGGTGAGAAGAAGAATCCACAGTTGGCGCCCAATATGCCAGGTGAAAATATGTACGATTACGATAAAAACCGTTAAGAATTCCTTATAGGTGATACCACCCGCCCGAAAGGGCGGTTTTTTTGAGGAGTTGTTATGGGAAAAAAACACTTCATCCAAGATGCTATAAAACATCCTGGTGCTTTGAGAGTGAGTTTGCATATAAAAGAAGGCGAAAAAATTCCAGCTAAAAAGTTGGAAAAGGCTTCGCATTCTGAAAATCCGACTATGCGAAAACGTGCTGTTTTAGCTGAAACATTATCTCATATGAACAATAGACACAACGATAAAAGCCGAGGTTAAAATGCCACTTTTAGCTGGTAAAAAGAACATTGGTCATAATATTTCAGAAATGGAAAATGCGGGCCATCCTAGGGCGCTAGCGATTGCTGCAAGCCTCAATGAAGCCAGAAAAACGAGTACAAAATTGCCAAAAAATAATAATTCAAATAATAAAGTGCATGGTAGGCACAATGAGTATAGATAGACAAGGATTTTTATGGCTATGAATCAGGAAAAACCAAATAAAGAAGGCCAGTTTGAATATTTAGGGCGATGGGTAGATAAAAAACATTTTCGTGCATTTGTTTATAATGATATTGAACAAAAATTAGCAAACTCATATGAAGAATATAATAAATTAGTGTCTTCTGGTTTATGGTTTGCATCCAAAAAAATTGCTATTTCTACAAAAATAAATCTTGAAATAGTCGAAAAAATGCAAAAATGTGACGAAAAACATGAAAATGTAGAAGATAAGGATCAGGTTCAATTAAAAAACGACAAAAAGTCACTTAAGTTTAACAGATCGAGGTAATTGCTATGGCATTTGCTCAATCAGTCAGAGGATTTCTTAAAAATGCATATATGCTGATTGATCCAGCTAATCCAACACAGCCATTGGTGGGAGATACGCAATTATTGGGGTTACAGTTTCTAAATGAATTAATTTCCTCATTTAGTGGTACTGGATTGATGTTAACTGTGGCAAAGCAAGTCGACTTTACAATGTCTATAGGACAGCAATTTGTGACATTTGCTGATGCGAATTATGTACCCGCTGCTGATGTACAGCAAGGGAGATTAGCAAATCTACAAAATGCATGGTTAACACTCGATGGTGTTACCTATCCTTTAGTAGATGAATCAAGAAATGTTTTTTATGATAGTTATAAATATGATCCTCAAGAAGGATTGCCAAGATTTGTCATTATACAAAATCAAACAAACGTGACAAGTATGCGGGTATACCCTTCTCCTTCTCAGGTATATCAACTATCAGTGTACGGAAAATTTGAATTACCAAATTTAGATATCAACGGTGATATGGGTGAATTGCCACTCTATTACGTAAGATTTCTTAGATTAGCAGTTGCTAAAGATTTTTCATACTACTTAGGTCGTACTGAAGCATGGACGGACAAACTTGAAAGAGAGCTTGTCAAATCTGAAGCAGATATGCAGGCAACTAGCGCTGTAAATTTATGCATATCAGCAGAACATGATTCATATTTAAACGGTTCGTGGCGGGTCAGAGCAGGAATTTGATCAAAAAATGAACAAAAATGGACTTTTAAATGCCAATTGTAGATTGTCCGATCATAGGTTATTACGACCAACAGCGGTTTAAGCAATTTAATCCGAGTGATTGTGCTAACTGGTATTTGAATCCTAGTGACTTAGGCAAAAAAAAAGTAGCAGCTTATCCTGTTATGGGTAGGCAACATATTCGATATTTGAATGAAAATAGACTGATATTTGATCAAGAACCCCGAGCTATCTACAAATCAATTGATTTTTGGTATGCAATCGTAGGTAACCGAATATTTCAAATTGATGAATTTTACAATCAAATTGAAATTACATCTTCCGTTAAATTACAAACATTAACTGGAAATATTTTTTTCACTTATTTAGTTGCGAGTAATAATACAACGACACCAAGTGGACATGGTCTGACGTTTGCGTGCTTTGCTGATGGTCAAAAATTATATATTTTCAGAGAAGACAATGACGCTTTTGGCTCTGTTACAGATCCTAATCTTCCAGTGAATCCTCTTTATTTAGCTACATTTGGTAATCGTATAAATGTTTCTTCAGCAAATACAGCCACATTTGGATTATCTGAAGTTAATCTAGGAGGATCGTCTTTCGATTTGAATACCTGCTTTACTATTAACGGTGCTGCTATTTTCGCTCAAGAAGCCGGCATCATTAATCAAATGGGTGTTTTGCAAAATACTCTGTATATATTTTGTGATTATACGACAGGTGTTTGGTCTAATATTCCATCATCATTTATATCTAGCGGTGGAACAGTTACACAATTTCCATTCAAAAAAAATACTACTTATGATTGGGACTTTGGGATAGCTGATCCAAATACATTAGATATTGATTTTGGAATGATTTGTTTTCTATCTCGTAATCGTAGCGGATTAGTTCAACCGATGGTGTCAACAGGTGGTAAACCTGAAAAAATGTCCACTAAAGCAGTTGATGTAAAAATCCAATCAATTGTTAATTTTGAAGCAATGAATCCGTTCCTTGCATTGAACGCAGACGGATTTTTATATGAATATGAAGATACCATTTTTTATCGATTTGGCGGTGGAATGTATGTCGGTAATCAATTTGTAGATCAAGTGTATGAAACATTTAGTTTTGAATTTAATTTTGACACAAAAACTTGGCATCGGTGTATTGAATTAAATGGTGAACGATGTAGAAACCAGGATCATGTATTTTTTGCAAATAAACATTTAGTGACAGTAGAAGGCGATTCGACAGTCTACGAAATGTCAGGTCGTTTTTATACAAATGACATATCTAATACAACTCAATCAAATAGACAGGCTGTTGATGCATATAATATTGAACCATTTAGATATGAAAGAGTTACCCCTATTATTTGTTCAGGATTAATTGATACATTACAGAAATTGGGAGCGGCTTTTTATGACGATTTTATTACAGATTGGCTTGAGATTGATTTTGTCTGGGGTGATTCTACTTTTATTAATACTGATGCTCCTTTTGAAAATGCACAGTTCATTATTGACGAAGAAGTTTCGCCTATTGATGGCACACCTCAGTTTATGGTGTCAGAGACTAATCCCAATCAATATATTATTGCTGAACAAGGCAATTTTCCAGTAGCAGGATCTCAAACATACAATAGTTGGTTTAAGCCTCATATCGAATTATTAATATCCGATGATGGTGGTGTCACATTCCTTTCGGCTGATGTATTAGAATTTAGTCAATTAGGTGTATATCAATGGCGTATGCGCTGGTATCGTTTAGGAACGTCTCGTAATAGAGTATATAAATTAATTTGCGTTAGTCCTGCTCCTATCATTGTTTTAGGATCACAGATGTGCGTAAGGAGGGCTAGTGGTAGCGCTGCCTAGAAATGATCCTTATTACGAGGATAAAGAAAACTATGCGAATGTTAACCCGTTATGGTTGGCTAATTTAGTTGATACTTATAATCAGGCGATGACTGATATTGAGGGCGCATTAGTATCAATAGATGCAAGATTGACAGCAGGAGGCTTATAGATGAGCATCGGAGGAATGTTTGATAGTTTTTTAAATCCAGAAAAAGGCTATAAAGCTGCTGAAAAATCAGCTCAACAATATTACAGAGATGCGCAAGGTAATTTGCAACCTTATAATGCGAATGGAATGTCTCAATTCCAACGATTAATGGATCAGGCAAATGCCTTAAATGATCCGGCAGCGTTAGAAAGTAAATGGGCATCTGGTTATACAGAATCACCCTATGCAAAAATGTTAAGTGAACAAGCAAAAAATTCTGGATTAGACGCCGCGAGTAGTATGGGTTTGATGGGTAGCAGTGCTGCACTTGGCAATATCCAAAACTCTGCTGGTCAGATTATGCAAAGCGATCGCCAAAATTATATGAACGATCTAATGAATAAATACATGGCCTCAATTGGAATTGGGCAGAACCTTTATGGTATAGGTGCGAATGCTGCTGGCGCTATGAGTGATAATGCCATGAATATGGGTAACAACATGGCTGGGCTTGAATATGGACGCGTTAATTCGCCAGGCGATACGTTTGGTAAATTATTAGGTACAGCTGTAAATGCAGGCGTTAATTATGCGACTGGCGGTATTAACCCAGCAGCGACAGCAGCACGTGGAGGCGGTGGTGGTGGAAATCCATTTGCTGGATCAAATGCATATGCAGGATAAGAGGAGAATAAAATAATGACAATTGGTCGAATTCCAATGCCTCAAAATGGAATGGATGCATTTTTAACTGGGATGACTACATCGCAGTCTATATTTGATTCGCTTATGAAAAATAAATTGAGTGCAGCTCAGGCAAGCGCTATTCCTTCAGAGATTAATTTGAGGAATCAGCAAGCTTCGGAATATCCTTCTAAAATTCAATTAAATCAGGCACAAGCTTCTGAAATTCCATCAGAAATTAATTTGAGAAATTCTCAAGTTGGATTAAATTCACAAGATGCATTGAAACAAAAGATATTGAATGAAACTTTGCATCAAAGAGAACAAGCAGAAATTGGCGAAATAGGCGCACGTTCAAATTATTATAATCAAGGTGGTGGACGAGGAGGAGTTCCGCAGCAAAATGAAAGAGCCTTTGAAAATTCAGTGTTGGCGGACAATCCTCAAATAATTGATCCTGAAAAACAAAGAGAGGCTATCAATGTGATTATGACTGGTGGAGATAAATTATCAGACGGCACTCCTCTAAATCCAATGTCGAAAATTACGAAACATAATTATGATGTGGCATTTAAAAATACAACTACAGCTCAAGGTGTTAACCAAGGTTTACAAGCTAATCAGGCTGCGGCTGAAATGCCTGTTGTTAATAAATATATTAATGAAGGTGTTCAACCATATGGAACTACAGTATTTGGAACTTCACCTCAACAAATTAAAGATGCACTTGATACTAATAACCCAATAGCTCAAACCAGATTGGGAAATTTTATAGCTGCTCAAGCATTAAATACTGATTATGCTGCTCTTAATTTAAGAATTAATGGGTTACCTCCAGGACAAAAATTGGCATCTAAAGTAATGGCATTATCTGGACAATACATTGATGGTAAATATCCTACTATGCCAGCTCAAGCACGGGCTATTGCTT